CGGCCTTCGTGAGTGATGCGGTTGCCGAGGCCACTGCACGGTCAAATATCTCCTGCGAGAGCCGGCCAGCATTGAGGTGGCCTGTCAGTTCCTGGATCTGGTTGTCGTACCGCTCCTGCGGCGTCAGGTTCGCCTGGATGATCCGAGCCGCAGCCGCTGCCGCATCGGCCCGCTCACGCTCCGCACGGGCTGCCTCGGCGTTGGCTCCGCTGGCCTCGGCAGACGCCCTGGAGAACGTCTCTTCATTGATCGCTCCGAGCTCAAGCAGTTGCGCGAGCCGCTCGAGTTCCGCCGTCCGCCGCTCGTCGGCCGTCCGGGCCTGCTCGGTGATGCGGGCACCTTCGGCAAACGCAGCCGCCGTGTCGTTGGCTGCCGCCGTGAGAGCCGCGAACTGCCGGGCATACTCCTCGGGCGTGATCGACCGAGACTCCAGGGCCGCGGCCAGCTTCTCGAAGTCAGCCGCAGACCGAGCCTGTGCCGCTGCCGCTGCAGACGAGCTGGCAGCGAACTTGTCCATTACGGACGTGGCCTTCTCGGCCTGTTTGCTCAGCCCGGCGAGGGCCCGCTCCACGGGCGTGAGCTGCTTCGGGACGCTGGATGCGTCCGCTGAAACCTTCATCGCCAGAGAGAGGACGTTCGCCATTACCCACCTAGTTCACGTTTGAGCTGCTCGATCACGTCGATCATCTGCTGCCGATGCTGCGGCGGCTTTTCGACCGGGACGAAATCGCTTGCTTTCGGTGCCTTTCCTTTAGGTGAGTAGGGTGCCAGGATCGCGGACGCCAGGAGTCCCGTCTGCTGCCACTGGTTGGGGATCGCTTCGAAATACCTCGTGTAGGCCATCCACTCCGCGAGCTCACGCATGGTCATGCGTCGCTCAATGTCGCCGACTGTCATCCCGAGGTGCCCGGCCAGACGAAACAGAAACTGCCTCGTCGGCCGGAGGTTCAGTTTTTTCCCAAGTCCTCCACGTCCTTCTCGGTGACGGCGTTGTGCTTCATGGCGGCGTCGAACAGCTTCGACATGACCTTGACGCTCTTTGCCGAGAGCTTGTCGATCTCCTCGGGCGTGAACAGCTGCCGCCCGCTCTTGTCGCACAGGCACCGCTGCAGGAGCTTGGCCCGCCAGTTTTCCATCTTCTCTTTCTTCTCGGCGAACTCCCGCTGGTACGCCTCCATCTCGCCCACGCTCATCACGCGGACGTACACGGTGCCGTTCCACTCCTTGACGTTCACGGGCACCAGGCCCATGTCGTCGGCGGCGAGAATGTCAGCTGCGGTCAGGTCTGCCATGCTATTCCTTTACAATCTTGTAGGTGCTCGAGTAACGCCAAACGTCCTGCACCTTGGCGGCCAGTGTGAGCGTCTGACAGATGGCCTTGGTGGTGACGTCCACACCACCGCCGCCAAACGCCAGCGTGCCCTTCAGGCCGTACTCCGCGAAGCTCATGCTCGCGGTGGACAGGCTCGACACTTCTATAGTGCCGGCGTCAAACGAATAGGGCGTTGAGCGGCCGATGGGCAGGCTGCCGCCGTGCGTCACCTTGAGCTCGGTGATCTCGCCGATGGCAGTACCGCGCCACGTCGCCGTAACGCCCGCAGCGTAGCTCGCCATGACGGGCCTCCGTCACGACTAGCGGGCGATCCGAACCGTCGCCTGCCCCCGGATGGCGTCCTGCGTCGCAAGCGTCAGCGTCGAAGACTGCACCGTGCCGGCCTTGCTCAGCAGCGAGGAGCCGCCAACCGTCAGCGACAGGGTGCCTGTGGCACGGTCCTCGATGATGACCTTGCCGATGTAGTCGAACGTGACCGTGCGGCCGGTGTCGCCAGACACGGAGCCGGCAAGCGGGAGATCGAGGGTCTTGGCCGTCTCGCCGGCCGTCTGGCCCAGGTGGGCCGCGTTGATCTTCTCGTCCTCGGCCGTCGGGTCCGCGTAGGAAATGGTGATGTTGGTCACCGTGTATGTCGACCCGGCGAACACCAGGACGGAACCGGCACCATCATGCGGCGTCTCGAAGGGCATGTCGTCAGATCTCCTGCCAGAGGATCGAGAAGGTCATTTGCACGGTGTAGACCGGCGGGAGGTCGCCGCCGGCCAAGGTGACGAATCCGTCGGCCTCGTTAGTGAGACTGACGTTCGCCACTCTCACATTGTTCGTGGTGCCGCCCCACCCATCCAGACAGAGACGCACGGCGTCGGCGAGCTCGCGGGTGGCCTCATACGTCTCGGCGAACAGGTCGACCGACAGGCTTACCGTGGGCATCCCTACGGGGCCGGAAAGGCTCTGCTGGCGGCCCACGCTGATCCGCCGCCAGGTGATGAACGGCAGGTCGGCCGAAGCCGGGGCGAGGACCGGGTAGACCTTGTTGCCGACGATGGCGGCCACGCCCGAGTCAGAGACGAGGGCCGTGCGGACGGCGGCTTCGGGGGACTTGAGTGCCATGCGTCAGACTCCCGTGATGGATCCGGTGTCCCGCAGCGTCAGGGCGTCCCACGCCCGAGCCAGCGAGATCCGCAGCTCTTGCGTCAGGATGAACGCCATCTTGGACTGCGAGTCCTCAAAGGCCGTCTGCACTGGCGGGCGGCCGTCCACGCCACCGACGGGCGACGGGCGGATTTCAAACGGCTCGCTCGACGCCCGGAAGAAGGCGTTGGGATACCCTGGTTTTGTCTGCACCAGCCGCGAGCCGTCGGGATTGCGGGGTGTGTTGAGCGTCCGAAACGGGCCCAGCTCGTTGAACGACGAGGCGATGTATTGATTCTGCCCCTTCTTGACGATGTGCGGCATTACCTCGACGGCGGGCTTCCCCGGCACGCGGCGCAAGTGGCCGCGACGCCCGTATGGCCTCGTCGACTTCTTGTTGATCTTGCGGCCCTTGGTGCCGAACTCCAGCCACCACTGATGGAATGCCCGGTCCTTGCCGGCCCGGACGGTCCCGCCCTGGGCACTCGACGACCCGCCGACGCCGGCACGCTCGTAGCCCACGAGCGCCACGGCACCGCCGTCCTTTGGGTACGTCTTCACCTTGGACGACACAGCACGCTTCAGGTTGCCCGTCGGGCCTTCGGGCGTGATCCCGCGCAGCCGTATCCAAGCCGGGTTCACAGCCTTCTCTAGGGCCTCTCCCAGCAGTAGGGCATTGGCCCGCTTGTTGCCTAGTGCCGCCAGGTCCTTCCGCAGCTGCTCGAGCTCCGGGAAGTCGAATGCGATTTTGACGCCGGCGACGGCCATCAGGTCGTCTCCTGGCAGAGGAGCTCGTGCTCGCTGCGGTGGCCGTGCTCGAGGAGCGAGACGATCTCCAGCTTTCGCCCTTGCCACATGATCCGCATGGACTGCGTGAGCCCGTTCACGTACCGGAGGCGGACGCGGTGGCTCATCTCCACCTGGCTCTGCCCTGCAGCCAGGGCCTCACGGGACGATACGCCGTCCACGCTGGCCCACCGCTCGGTGTAGTCCGTCCACGTCAGGACCGTTTCCCCGAGGGCGTTGCGGCTTTCGCTCGCCCGCTGGATGGTCACGCGGTCGCGGAGCTTGCCGGGGTCGATCACGTTACCGTGCCCTCGCCGATGACGATGATGTCGTAGGTCACGCCATTGCCACCGGACACGGACAGCGTGTTGCCGGTGACGCCGTCGGCACTCGGGTCGACAATCGCCACCATGCCGCCCGGCTTCAGCGGCCATGCGGTGAACGCCCCGGAGAACGTCACCGTGAGGGTCGGGTGCGTGTTCTTGACCACGACGGCCTTGACCGCCGAGAAGTTGAGCGTGACGGCAGCCCCGTCGCGGGTGTCGGACAGGCTGGTCAGCGCCAGGGACTCAGATCCACTCGCCAGCGTCCGCGAGTCGCTCCAGACCATCTCGGCCTGGTTCGCCGCGGTGCCGTCCGTGAGCGAGACGAAGTACCGGAAGGGCGTGGTCCGCAGTTCGTGGACCAGGTCGCCCGTGCGGGACTCCTGGGCGTGCACGTCGACCAGGACGGTGGCGGCAAGCAGGCTCATCGGTAGCTCCCCCAGCGTTGCGAGTCGAGGAGTGCCTTGACGCCGAACTCGATTTCTTTGCTGATGCTGCCCGTGAGCACGCCGGTGCGGAACTCAAACCAGTGGCCCACGAGCATCAGGATTGCGTGCCGGATCGCCACGGGCACGTCGGAACCGCTGGACCCGTAGCCGCCCCACCAGGTCACGCTGACGGCGTTGTAGTCGTCAAGGTTGCCGGGCCACGTCCCGCTCCGCAGCTGCCGCACCACGCCGGGCGTGGACTGCCGGTCCACCCGGTAGGAAACCGTCGACAGGGTGGCCGTCGACTCGTCGCCCAGCGTGTAGGTCACGGCGACTGCCGTGGAGGTGCCTGCCGTCGCCATAGGCGGGCGGGGCAGCTCGAACTCATATGGGAACGAGTCCAGCCGCATGGTCCACTGGGTGTGCACCAGGGAGCGGTCCAGGTATTCCTCGACCCACTGGCGGGCTGCCGTGATGAGCGAGACGACGTAGGCGTCGTCGTCGCTGGTGTCGATGCGGCAGTGAGCCTTCGCCTCGGCGAGCGTCACCGGCTCAACCGCCGGCGGCGTCGTCCTGGTCAGGCTTCGGTATCGCACGGCGTCCTCGTTTGCGTGGGGTAGCGTCGGCTGTCTCGGCGATGTGCTCGACGGCGGCCGTCTCGATCAGCTGCTCCTGCCGATCCTCGACCGCCAGGCCACGACGAATCCACTCGCGGGCCATGCCGTCAGGGGCGTCCGTCAGGACCTGGCCGCGGCGGTAGGCCCGGAAACTCTGAACCATTCGTATTTTCATGACTGCGGTAGCCTCCATGCAGTTTCGGGCCTTTCGAGCGTGTTGCAGAACTGCGTGGCGTACTGGTAGATGGGCTTGCCCAAGTCCTTGCCCGGCCACGTAATCATGTATTCGCCGTGGCCCAGCACGACCCGCGGCGTGATGAAGACCCGGTTGCCGCCGCCTTCGCGGAAGTTCTTCCAGGCGTAGATGTCGGCGTCGAGTCGGCCGTCGTTCCACGACTTGTCCGGGCCGGGACGCGAGTGGAACCAGGGCTTGGGCGTCCGCCGCAAGGCTGCCGTGGAGATCACCGTGCAGCCGAAGTGAATCGTGTCGACCTCCTGCACGGGCTCGCCGAACCACGACATAGGCAGTTCCGTCTGTCCCTCTGCCGGCGGTTTATCGAGCGTGCCCTTGAGCGTCATCATCGGGCGGCCGTCCTCACGCTTGCACTGCAGCCCCGTGAGGGCGTCGCATTGGAACGTCATCGCCATAGCGAACAGGTGTTCCACGTCCTCCTTCGTGAAGAACGTGTCGTAGTCAACCGTCAGGAGGTACTCGCATTTGTCGACGAACTGCTCGAACACCCGCTCCATGCACTGATCCCAGAACGCCCCAGTGACCTTCGTGGGGCGAATCCCCAGCGGCATGAGGGCCTGGGCCCAGGTGAAGAAGTTGTCGTTGAACCCGAGCCGAGGCATTGAGAAGACCGCCTCGACACGCACGTCCACCTGGGAACCGCCGACCTTGACGAGCATGCGCACCTCAAATGAGAACGGCTGGCAGAGCGTCGTGCCCTGCCAGCCGTCCAAGATGCTCTGAGTGTCAAGCGATCAGCCGGCGGTCGCCGCCCGAGCGCCCTTCGTGGTGGCGTCGTAGGGGCCTTCCTCGGCCTTCGACAGCCGAGCGGCCACGACCACCACCGTGTCGGTGTTGGGGCTGGTCTTGACCTGGAGGAACCGCTTCTTGCCACGCATGTCCACGTCCAGGCGGACTTCGGTCATCGTGTCGGTGACAGTCTGCCCAGCGTAGGCCGCCGGCTTGAGGTCGCCGGTGAAGCCGGTGATGTTCTCGTACGTGCCGCCCGAGGTGTCGCACTGCTGCAGCGTGAGCGTCTGAGCCACGCTCGAGGTCGACGCCGCAGGGCCGTAGATCACGTCGATGCTGGCGTACTCGAAGCCGAGCGTGTCCAGCGTCAGCGTGTTGGTCTGCGACGACGTGAATACCGACGCCTTGCCCGACGCGACCGACTTGGTCATTTCCACGAAGTTCATGTTCTCGTCACTCCTACGGGGTGGTCAGGATCAGGTGTTGGCCGCAGCCGTCTTGAGGGCGATCACGGGGCCCGCCTCGGTCGTCGAACCGAGCGAGTGGAACACCGCATTGGCACGCACGACGCCGGTGACCAGCGTCTGGTCGTACTCGACGAACCGCTCCTGGCTGACGCGGAGAGCGTAGCCCTGGCGGATGCCAAGGGCACCGGCCATCGCCAGGTCGCCGAACAGCGCCACGATCTTGTTGACGTTGGCACCGAGGGTCGAGTCCATGACGTTGGTTAGGACCACCGGGTAGCCGAGGAACGACAGGCCGAACCCGCCAGCAACGCTCACGCTGCCGCCCTGGTTCAGGTCCAGCCGCTGCATCGCAGCGTGGTAGCCGGCCGGCGAGATGTACCACCGGGCACCAGGCAGGGCGTACCGAGGGCACTTCGCCACGACACCGAGGAAGTCCTCCTTGTCGAGCGTCTCGAAGGCACCGTTGTTGGTGGCCGCCGTGTGGACGCTCGCCGTGTAGGCCGAGGTGCCGATCTTGACGGTGATGCCGTGGTGGCCTCCGAACGAACTCGCGCCGGTCCCGTTGAAGACCGCTTCGTCGAGGGCCTTCGCAACAGCCAGAGCGTGCTCGGAGGCGATGAGGTCGGCGATGCCGACCCCGTCCGCCCACAGCTCGTTGCTGACCTTGGTGGCCACGCCGAACTTCTGTGCGACGAGCTGCACCTGGGTGCCGCTCATGTCGCTGTAGCTGAACTCGCTGTTCTCGCCGATCCAGGCTCCAGTGACGCCGGTGAGCCGCTTCGGGATCATCAGCACGTCGGACTGCATCGAGAAGTTCTGGAGGGCCGTCGGAGCCACGCCGTAGCTCTCGACGTTGCGGACCACGGCCGTGGAGATTTCCGGCGGGACGGCGAACGCACCAT